ACTTGCACCGTCCCCGATCTGGAAGAGAAGCGTGGCATTGCGGAGCTTAACAGGGTCAATCTCCACAGCCTTCTGCTCTTCAGAATTCATGTACGTCGTGGACGTCTGGTACTGGAGCGTATTGGTGAGCACGATGGTGCGGGCAGGGATCATAAGCTTGGAGCGTACGCTGATAGTAACCAGCCGCTCCCGCAGATCCGTACCTTCCATCACGTCATCAACTTCACTCTTGGTCTTGTTTCCCTTAACAAGCTGACCTTGCTGCATGGGGTTAGTTCCGGCCACTACGTAGCTAAACCGCTCAAGCCCGTTAGCAATGTTCATGAACGCAGGCGTCTGCTCATCCCGGAAAGGGATAGGCATGTACGCGTTAGAGATCGGCTGGTACATCGCAGCGCTGCGGAGAGGAATTTTAGCAGCCGGATTAGGGTTGTTAATATCCTTCGAGTCAATGTACAGCGGATTGAAGATACCGCGGTCAGAGATAGCACGCCGCTTAGCTGCCAGCGTAGCGTTCCACATGTTCGAGGATAGGTCCTGCAAGTCCATCAGATTCTCAGCAAGAGACTTAGTCTGCAGGCGCAGGCCATCGCTGTAAGGCTGGGACAGCAGCATCGGGAACATATCATGCGCATTGGTCTGCCGCTCAACTTCCAGAAGCACTGTGTCATTGATGACAACAAGCTTGAAGATTTGAGGATGGTTGGCCTCTGCGATAGTAATCCCGAAAGAGCTGGGGATGATGCGCACGAACAAGGTAGTCTTGTAGTACGCATGAGCATACTCAACACTACCGTTGTGGTTCGTCTGGGTACCAAAGAAGGAAGCCCAGTTGCTGATCGGTCCCTTGCTGGCAGCTGCGCTAGCCCCTACAATATCAGGAACATAGTACAGCGCGTGCTCGCCACTGTTGGTGTTCTCCGCCATCTTGCTGTTTAGAGCGTCGATGATAACAGTAGGAGCCACCAGCTGGAATAGCCGATTTGTGTACTTCTTCATGGCTGCAGGCGCCATAACCTCAGTGGTACCTACAAAGTCACCAAGTTTAGCTACATCGCTAGGATCAACGCGCAGATCCCAGAAGGTGTTGTACATGTCAAGGCTGGAGACCTTGTTACCGCTCCAAGTAACCTCCACGCGAGTAGGGTTATTGGAGTTATCATTCTTCACACCCCAGGTAGTCTCAACTTCCCAGTTGATAGAGATACCACAGATGTTGTACTTGAAGCCATCACGGAAGGTGCTGATGAACTCAGCGTCCCACGCAGTGTGCGTGGAGTTCTCCTTGACTACGGTGTTAAACTGCAGCGCAGCATCCTGGTGCTCAGGGCCGGCACCTGCCATGAAGATAGGAGTACCTTCAAGAAAGGTAGCAGCGAGCTTGCCGGTAGCAGTCTCAACCTGCGGCATCACCATGGGCACGATGAAGTCAGTGATGCGGACAGGCTTACCAAGCATATTCGCAAGCTTGGTGCGCACATCCCCCTCGCTAACACCATACGTGCGGTTGTAGTACTTGTCAACCAGAAGCATGGAATCACGAAGCATGCACTGATTGTAGAACGAGCGACGACATTGCCGTGCGTACTCAAGCAGCTTTGCTGTGCTCTCTTTGGACAACTTAGGGCGGTCAGATACCGCTCCACTATCTACTTTACTTGCCATACTATCCTCCTTAAAAAGTTACGCGCTGCGCTACGCTTAGGCCTGCCCGCAGGCGAAGCATTCTGCGGCGCGACTGCACCCCACACAAGGCAACCGCTTCGCGGCTCAGGCTCCTCTACTCGCTCGCTACGCTCGCTCCGTTGCTCGCCTTCGGCCTTGTGCGTGGGCCCGGCAGTCACTAGCAGGACGCTTCGCTGGGGTCAGGCCCATGCGCTACGCTCCGCGCTCGCTGAAACTGATAGCTACATTAAAACGCACAGTTGTCCTCTACATCTACAACACTAGCAGGGACTCCGTTAGAGAGAGTGATACCTGCTGGGTCCATTGACTCGCACAGAGCTTGGTAATTTCTCACCATAACTCCTGCCATGGCGCACAAGTCCAGGGCTTCGTCTTTGTTCTTAGTCTTAGTGAAGTCGTATTCAACAGCCTGCTTGATGATAGCAGAGTGGGTATTCTCTGTGGTCTCGATCTCGTGAGCTACAAAGGACTTGATGACACCACGGACTCTGGCATTCTTGCTCTGGTCGTTGGTGTAGATCTCAACGAAGTGGAGGTTAGAGATGCCAAGTTGCTTGCATACGAAGTCGAACCAGTAGAGGTAGGTGCTCTGGTAGGCGTTGGACTCACAGCCGATGACACGGCACTGGTACTTAGCGCACAGAGCCAGGCACGCAATGATGGCTTGGTACGGAGTGAGCGGGGCCAGGATCATATCTACAGCTACTGGCCGCAAAGGCGCTTCTGTGCATGTCTCGAAATAACCTATACCTAGGTCATCAAGGCCTGTCTGGAGCTTCCCTGTGGCAGGGTCTACAACTATGAAGCGGGCCTGCTTTACATAGTCAGGAGATTCTATATCCCGCTTAAAGAACTTCCCAATCTCAATGGTGCGATTGAACGCAGCCATATTGGTTTCATTCTGGACTTCAGCCAGGAAGGCTTCAGGCTGGCCCGCAGCAGTGTCGTGCTCGAACTCTTCTAGCAGAGACTCCAGAGGGTGCACATCTTCCCAGAGCGCGCTTCCGTCCTGGAGGATAGCTCCAGAGATGAACTTAATCCACTTCGGGTTCTTCTTGAGCTTCCGCAGGATTGAATGCGGAGTTGGGTACATGTTGGCCACAAAGAGGTATACGCACCCTTTAGGGCTCTTAGCCTTCATGGCTGTAGCGTACATCCAACCTTCCAGCGCTTTAGACTGCACCTCGCTCTGTGCCGCTTCCCGAGTCTGGAAGTCCTCAAAGATCATAACATCTGGGCGCGCATTCCCGAGGTTAGTACCGCGCACCTTACCAAGAGCACCAACACCGTGAAGAACAATGGAGCGCCCTTGGAAGAAGAACTTCTTGAGCTCAGCTTTGTCTATCTCAACTCCAGCTTTCCAAGAGCCAAAGACTGCCACTATGTTAGGCTCCTCCAGCATGGAGATCACGTCTCGGATGATGTTGACAGCGTGGCTCTCAATACTGGAGATGATCAGTACATACTTACGGCTCGTAAAGAGGATAGCAAAGACTATCAACAGCTTCACGATCGTAGTCTTAGCGTGGCCCCGAGGGATCCCCAGAGCCAGCTTCGGAAACGAGCACTCCTGCTTCTCCAGTTCCTCCGTCACCAACTGCCACACCAGAAGAAGCACTGGAGGGAAGTTAGATTCAAAGGTATCCGGCATAGCTACCGGGGCCAGGAAGTTCAGGTCCTGCTTACAAGCATCAATCACCTGAGAACGCTCGAACTGGAAGAGTGCGCTCAGGTCATCAGCTTGATCCTGGGCCGCACGGTCCAGTGCGTCAAAGTCAACCGAGCCCAGCTCTGGTGCAAGCTGGGCTGCGGCCACTTTAAGCTCTGCTGGGGTTATCCCCAGTCTGTCTTCTAAACTTCTTGCCACCTTACACCTCCTTCTTGGAAATAATAGAGTCCAGCTTCCCTGTAAGCTTCGTGAGCTTCAGCAGGGCCGCCCTCTTAGCTAGCTCATCTGCCAGCAACTTCGCAGCCTGCGCTTGCTCCGGCATAGCCTGGATCTTCAGCATGCGCACCTGCGCGCTAGTCTTAACCTCAGCCATCTCTTCCAGCTCCTTCAGGGCCGTCAGCCTCTCCTGCAAGGCCTGCAGCTTCGCTGTACGAAACGAGTCGATCACTGAGAGCTTCAAGTTCCTGTCCATATGCAGACCCTCTCTCACTTAGCTTCCTCATAAGCACAGAGCTTTGCATAGTCACCAGAGGCTTACCTTCCACCTCAATGACCTCTCCAGCTCCATCCATCTTAAAACGAATAGCTGCCTTGGCTGGGAGCATGATCTGCACCACAGCCCCGCCACCTCCTTCCCTCCCAGCGTTGACAGGCACAGCCCGCCTGTTCGCTCTGTTCAGCACCTCATAAGTACGAAGGATCTCAGAGGGCTTAAAGAGCAGAGGGATAGCCTTCTCCAGCTTATCCAGCAAGGCATTCTCCATCTTATCTGCCTTCCTGTCCATGCCAGAGGTGAGCTCCTCTTGCTCAAAGCGAGCAATAGCCACAGCTTCTGCGAACTCCGGGTCCGCCATCAGCTGGGAAATATAACTCACATCACACCCTGCAAGGTGCGCCACTCTTGTGTAGTCAGAGATGTGACCTAGCAGCATCTTGACTCTTTCTTTATCTACAGCCATGACAGACCTCCTGTTCTAAGTAAAGTAAGCTACTAGACAGAACTTACTTTACTTAGCTCCCAGACTGAACTAGGAGCTAAGAAGGGATCAACCTCCGACCCTTCGGGGATTAGATTATCCCCGCGCACTACGGGGATTAGATTTACAGCCCGAGTTTCGCCCGCTCCGCCCGCCCCCACTGCCGTACTGCTTCGACAAACTCGCCGAAGGCCTGCATTTCCGCCAGCTCGCCGGGC